AAAATCTTATCCAAGCTATCTAAAGATGAAATGCAACTTGCAAAGGACGAGTTATGGGATAACTTGCAAGACAGCATTCAGTTTACAAGAGATCAAATTAATTTTAAAAAGCGACAGAAAAGACTTGCAAAGAAGTCTTAACTGTGGTATAATCTATGCACTTAATAACTCAACACGGAGGAAACAATATGTATGAGTATGTAAAAGGAAAGGCTATGTGGGCTAACATCACATCGCCTAACACGAGGTTTGAGCCTCACAAATATGGCTTGACTGTTTTAACTGATCAAGAGACAGCAACTAAGCTTGAAGGTTTAGGGCTAACTCAGGTCAGAGCTAGAACAGGAGAGTTGAAGTATGAAGAACCTGCTTTTACTTTCAGTAGTAGAGCAACCAATAACGATGGCACTGCAAGAACAGCACCTAAGTTATTTGATAATGATGGTAACTCACTTGATGTTAGTGTTGGTAATGGTTCTGAAGTAACTGTTAAAATCAAACCATATAAAAATAACTATGGTAGATTTGCAGAACTCATCGCTGTCAAGGTTGACAACTTGGTAGAATATTCAGAAGCTGATTCTGATAACGAGGAGTTTTAAATGATTGTTACTATTAAGAATGATGATGGAGAATTCTTGTTCGACATCAACAAGATAGCAGACGAAGATAAAAAACAAGAAGCAGGAGTAATCGTGCAGAAGGTTGGTAATCTTAGTGTGATTATCGAAGCGTTGGACTTTGCATCTAGAACACACAGAGCTAACTTAGAACAGTTGCTTATGGAGTGTGACGAAGCAAAGGTTGAACAGGAATCTTCAACAGAGGAATCCTAATTAATGGAGAGGGCTAACATGGACGACCAAACTTGGGATAGGGTACACCAACCCTGCCCTATGTGTGGCAGTAGTGATGCTGTCGGAGTTAATCAAAACGGGTCAGCAAAATGCTTCAGTTGTGGAGAATTTATGTTTGACTACGAAGGAGCATGTAAAGGAAAAGGTATGAATACACAACCACAAACAAACCAAGTAAAACAAATTGACAATGTAGGTGAAGGAAGTTTCATTGCATTGACTGATAGACAAATCTCTCAGGCGACTGCTCAAAAGTTTGGAGTAAAAGCTGTACAAGATTTGAAAGGCAATGTCATAAAACATTTCTATCCATACTACAACGGTCACGAATTGGCAGCTACTAAGTGTCGTAATACTGTCACCAAAGATTTCTTTGTGAATGGCAGTTACAACGACACCGGTTTGTTTGGTCAACAACTCTTTAAAGGTGGCAAGTATGTCACCATCACTGAGGGAGAGTGCGATGCGATGGCAGCTTACGAACTACTAGGCAGTAAGTGGGCTGTAGTATCCATAAAGCGTGGTGCACAAGGAGCGGTCAGGGATATAAAAGATAGCCTTGAGTTCTTTGATGACTTTGAAAACGTTATCGTTGCTTTCGATAACGATAAAGCCGGTAAAGATGCAGCAGTAAAAGTTGCAAGATTATTCAAGCCCGGCAAAGCAAGGATACTCACTCTCCCTAATGGTTGGAAAGACCCTAACGATATGTTAAGGTCCAACAAGCATAAGGATTTTGTTGAAGCTTGGTGGTCAGCAAAAGTTTATACACCTTCCGGTGTTATCAATATCTCCGATCAACGTGAGAAATTCCATAACAGAGAAAGAAAAGACTCTGTTCCTTATCCTTACGAGGGATTGAACAAGAAACTTTATGGTCTGAGACAAGGAGAACTTGTAACTCTTACAGGTGGTACAGGTCTTGGTAAGTCTAGTGTGACTAGAGAACTAGAACACTGGCTCATTAAACAAACCAAAGACAACGTAGGTATCATTGCACTTGAAGAAGACTGGAGAAGAACTATCGATGGTATTCTTTCTATTGAAGCTAACGCTAGGTTATACATCGACCAAGAGCGTGAGAAGTTTTCAAAAGAAGAACTGGACAAATACTTTGATATTCTTTATGATGGTGAAAACAAGAATAGAGTTTGGGTTCATGCTCACTTTGGTACCAATGATATTGATGACATCTTTACTAAGCTACGATTTATGATAATCGGTTGCGATTGTAAATGGGTTGTAGTAGACCACTTACACATGCTAGTAAGTGCGATGTACGAAGGTGACGAGAGACGTGCCATCGATGCCATTATGACTAGACTAAGAAGTATAGTTGAAGAGACTGGTGCAGGTCTTATACTTGTGTCTCATCTAAGACGTGTAGATGGAAACAAAGGACACGAGAACGGTATTGAAGTTAGTCTGTCTCACCTTCGTGGTTCTAATAGCATTGCTCAGTTATCTGATTGTGTTATTGCATTAGAAAGAAACCAACAGGCAGACGACCCTGATGAAGCTAGAACAACCAAGATGAGAGTCTTGAAGTCTAGATACACAGGCGATGTTGGTCTTGCTTGTTGTGTGATGTATGATGGTGAGACCGGTAGGTTACACGAGATTAGTAATAAAGATATTGAGTTTGATAACTCAACAGGAGAAGCATTCTAATGGATTTAGTATTTGATATTGAAACAGATGATGTCAATGCTACTAAAGTTTGGTGTATCGTTGCTCAGAATCCTGATACAGGTGAGATATTTAAATTCACACCTAATCAGCTTGAGCAAGGTTATGAGTTTTTAAACACTGCTGATAGACTTATTGGTCACAACATTATTGGATTCGATATTCCAATGGTACATAAGTTTGGTGGAGTTGATCTATCTAAGAAAGACATCATCGATACATTGGTACTGTCTAGACTATTCAATCCAACACGTGAAGGTGGACACAGCTTAGAATCTTGGGGCTACAAACTTGGCTATCCAAAGATAGAGTTTGACGACTATCAAAACTATTCCAATGAGATGCTTACCTATTGTGTACGTGATGTTCAGCTCAACACGTTAGTATTCCAAGAGCTTAGAAAAGAATCAAAAGGATTCTCTAAAGGCTGTATTGAACTTGAACAATCGGTTGCAAAGATTATCAAAGAACAAGAACTGAATGGCTTTAAATTTGATATGTCTTCTGCTCAGATGTTACTTGCAGAACTCCGAGAGAAGATGCAACAGATTGAAGACGAGGTTCATGCCACCTTTAAACCTAAGTGGGTTGATGATAAGTTAGTTACACCTTACATCAAAAAAGATGGTAATCTTTCTAAGCGTGGATTAACAGATGATGAATACCAAAGATGTTTAGATACTCAAGACTTCTCTCCCTTCATGCGACAAACATTACAAGAGTTTAATCTTGGTAGTCGTAAACAGATTGGAGAATACTTGATCGACTTTGGTTGGAAGCCTGATAGGTTTACACCAACAGGTCAGCCCATTGTTGATGAGAAAACTTTATCAGAGATAACACACATACACGAAGCTAAACTTATTGCAGACTTCTTACTACTTCAAAAGCGTATTGCTCAGATTGATTCATGGGTTGAAGCTGTACAAGATGATGGACGTGTGCATGGTTTTGTTATTCCTAATGGTACTATCACCGGTAGAATGACACACAGAAAACCTAACATGGCACAAGTTCCATCAGTCAGTAGCCCATACGGTAAAGAGTGTCGTGCTTGTTGGATGGTAGATGAAGGCAATGTGTTATTAGGTGTAGATGCTAGTGGTCTAGAGATTAGAATGTTAGCACACTACATGGACGATGAAGACTTTACAAAGGAGATATTGGATGGAGACATACACACAGCTAATCAAAGAGCTGCACAACTTGAATCAAGAAATCAGGCGAAGACATTCATCTATGCACTTATGTACGGAGCAGGAGATGAAAAGCTTGGCAAAGTGGTTGGAGGATCTACGACTGATGGTAGGAGAGCTAGAGAATATTTCTTCGATAGTAAACCTACATTTAAATCTCTTAGAGACAGAGTTCAAAGAGCAGCAAATAAAAAATTCCTTAAAGGATTAGATGGCAGAAAGCTTTACATAAGAAACAATCATGCTGCACTTAATACTTTATTACAGGGTGCAGGTGCTATCGTTATGAAGAAAGCATTGTGTATATTATCAGACAGGTTGAATGTAACCAACACTCCACATAAGTTTGTGGCAAACATACACGATGAATGGCAGATAGAAGTATCAGAATGCAGAGCTAATAAAGTTGGGCAACTTGCTGTACGAAGTATTATTGAGGCAGGTGAATTTTATAATCTTAGATGTCCGCTTGACGGAGAGTTTAAGATAGGAAGGAACTGGAGTGAAACACACTAAGCAATTACAGCTATTCAATACACAGGAAGAACAAGATGATTCAAATTCTAAACCGTGTATTAATTGTAAGAAAGTTAAACCATTTTCAGCCTTTGCAAAACGAGAAGGTGGGTGTGGTAAATCTTTACGTAGCGAATGTTCCGAATGTTTATCTGA